AGAAAACTTCTTACATAGTCTTTTGGATTAATGGCATTTATTGAGCCCGTTGATGCGTGACTCATTGGTAAGCATAGAGATATCCCAATAACGAGGACGACCCCGCGGGCTAGCCGCATAGCGGCCCGCGGTGAGCCCCTTAAGGGCTCTCGCCTGAGAGTACCAGGCGTGTCAAATCCATTTACATAACCGCAGGTCAGAGCGGCGTGTCGTTTTCTAATTGTCTGTAGAGTAGAAACCGCTACCTTTGAAACTGATTCCAGGGACTGAGTAAATCTTCTGCATTGGATTATGGCAAAACTGGCAAATGACTTTATGTGGTTCATGGATACTTAACTCCTTCTCGTATCTGAGATTGGCTTCGCAATCATCATTCGAGCATTGAAATTCATAAATTGGCATTATTTGGTCTTTCGCAGGTGGTGCATGTTGCGCCTTCTATCATCCATGAGCCGCACTGGTTGCAGCGTGTAGGGACTAAGTTTACCGAATCACCCTGGATTTGTCCGTAACCTGCTTTAAGAAGTAGTTGAACCAGGTCACCGAATGGAAGAAATGCAAGATACTCCGCTGGTGACGAATCCCCTTGCCCATTCATTCTCACGCACACTAGAGACAACTCCCCAGTCTTCTCCGTGCGTTTCTTGACCTGGCGCAACCACTCCATTGGGCTAAACGAGGTTCTCGCTTTGACCTCGATATCTATAGGGATACCCACTATATCTTTGCCCGCACCGCGGCCAACATTGGCCCCTGGCCACCACTGCGAAAGGTATTCAGCGACGACCCTTTCAGTTTTAAAGCCGCGGTATTTCCTACTTTGAGACATAGTTACAGGCTATGCCTTTCCAGCGGAATTTATTGTGTGGCAGTTATTGCACTTCCACTCTTTCATAATCCAGCGCTGCCTGATTTGATTCCAGTTAGGCGCTTGATTACACAATTGGCAGATTAACTTATAGCCCAACTCTTCTAAGGCTTTTGCATTTTCTCTTAGATTTGCTTCTTCTTCAGGTGTTGGAAATGACTCCCATTCACCATCCTGATTCATAAACTGTATGTGTCCCATTATTTAGACCTCGGCTGCCATGTGCCATCCTTTGCAATCTCGTACCAAATTGGGTCGCACTTATCAGTGTCTGCGCCTGGCATCCCAGCGGTTACTTGATTGACGCAGCGCCAGTGGCCCCACGGTTTATTACCAGTCTTCGAGACTCCAGTTTTCCAAATCATGTCTCCATGCTTGCATCTCTGAATATCCTTGTCCGTTGTGCCACCAAGTGCGGATTTCACCATCTCGACTGCTCCTTCCATATTCTGAACAGGCTCGCCTGGTCGTATGGTCCACGGGTCATCCTCCTTTGGTACAGGAACATATTCTTTTGAAGTCTGAGCCATCTTTGCTTTTGTCTCTGCAACTATGCTCTGAGTCTTAACTACTTCTTCCATGCTTTCGCGAGTAGCAGTCTTTTGTGAGCCTTTGAGTAAGATAATGGCGCGACCCAAAGCGGAAGTGGCCGTGTCTTCTACATAGTACCGAGCCATGTTGCGGTTATATAAATCCCGGGCTCCGTAGGCTACGTTGGTTACCGCTGGCCATGTATCTGCAGAATCTCTGTAAATCTCTGCTCTGACTCTTACAAATCCCTTATCAGGGTCATGGAATTCAGTAACTAAATTTGACCTGCCCATCGGGTAGTTCTCAATAAACCAACGGTTTAACGTGGCCACGTCTTCGTAATCTTCCAAATTAAACATAGAGTTCATCCTCTTCTGTAGCGAGTTCGCAGGCTAAAGCCAGGTAGGCAATAGCGTCTAAATATGAGTCAATGTGGGTCTTTGTTTCCTGGATTCTTGAGAGTTTAATTTCGACCATCGCCAAGCATGCGTCGTAATCTTTAACTTCAATTTCAAACAACTGGGTGAGTCGGCTAGCAATTCGACCCTGGTTAATCTTAGGGTGACCATAGAACCGTCCTCGCTCTCCGATAATGTCAGTTGCTGTGAGTAAGATTTCATTTGCTTTCATTTGCTCGCCTTCGCTTCGTAGTAGCGGCGAACTGCAATACGTCCCTTGACGTAGCCATCATTGTGGCCAGTTTTGTAGCCTAAATAAAAGGCTAAGAAAACTAAGGCTAAAGTTATCAATTGTGCTATTGACATTTTGCTCCCTTTGAGGCGCTCCCTGCGCCTACATAGAGAACATTACATGAGCCTCCAGCGGCAGCCACCCTTTTTTGATAACGAAATGATAACGATTTGGGATGGGTCTTCATCCTCCATATAGGGGATTGCGATGCTAGCGGGGGCGTCCATAGACTTTCCCGTTTACGATAAACGTGCCATTCTTTTCTATGTAAATCAGGTCAATTTGGACATTCTTACTCTTGACGTACATGATGGCAAACGCTTGCTGCCAGTTGGCCGTGCCACGGGTATATGACGCCTGCCGAAAATCCATGAGGTTCCCGGTTTCGATTCCGTGTAATACCCGCCCCATTCGGCCTCCTATGGCTTCTGAGAAGGATTGTCGGCCCGCTCTGTGAGTATGGCCTGAGACGATATTGACCCCCATGCGGCGGGCTGCTTCCATAGCGCTGGCCCCGCCCATGGGCTTGATAGGCGTATGGTCCCCGTGGACCGCAAACCAGCCTGGCGCTAGGGGCATTGGCTTCTTGTGGAAGGTTATGCCTAGTTCATCAAACTTCATAAACTTTTCAAAGCGTAACTCAGGCAAGGATAGGAAACTAGGAATCTTCTTCATAATGACGTTATAAAGTCGGTCCGTGTGATTAGACCTAATGCAGTCAGAAACCTGCAAGTCCCAAAGCAACTCGACGCAGCGGTCCCTGTCATCTCCCAGCGTCTGCTCGTAAGCCCCAGGAGTTCCTTCCGACCATTTGCTTATTGTCTGAAAGTCAATCTCATCACCAATTGTCACCACCTGGTCAGCCTTAAAGGTAGCCAGGAATTTAGATATATTGCGGACGACGTGAGTATCTTCGTACGGGACCTGAAGGTCACTGAGAATCACTATTTTTTTAATCGTCTTCCTCATCTTCGTAAGGGATGTTGTCTATCCGATTAGGTAGGCCAGGAATAATCCAGTCAGGAAAAGACTCGCGGTCGCTGAGCATCCAAAAAGCATGAGTCTCTGAGAAGCCTGCGCGGCGCAAACTCTTGTAATACTCATTCATCGCGATGCAGTAGGCATCTAATGCGCTGTAAGTATCTAAGTCTATGACTGGTCGTTTCCTTGCCATAGGATAAGTGTTACCTCCCTAGCATCTCGATTATGGTATCGACACGCGCTTCTAGACGATTAACCTGGTCTTTTATTGAAGAGCCACTATTCGGCTTTAGTTCGGCTAGGTAGTGCTTTACTAACCAGCGCACTGAGCCAATAAATGAACCAATAACGGTCGTCGCAGCAACTGCAACACCCGCTATGTCCTGCGCGCTCACTTCTTAGGGGTGGCATAACCAAAGACGCCAGCAAGTAAGGCCCATAAGACTGAGCGATAATCAAGTGCAAAGTTTGACGCTGCCCATGCTGAGAGAAAAGCGCCAGCCGTTAGGAAGTAAGGGTTTTTCATGTTCATTATTCGCCGCCTATCATTGGGATGTTTTTGAAAAATGAGCCGTCTGTCTCACCTTTTTTAGAAAAACTAATGTGCAAATGGCTAGTATGAGGATTCGCTCCGCGATACGGAATCCAGCGCCATAGCGTTTTCGCGCTGGCAATCTTCTTATTGAAGATAACGTATTTAATTCTTTTGTCTGTTCGCCCAGCGAGACGAACCTGATTTGCAAGATATGGCATAAGGTCAGGTTTTGATTTACCTGCCAAGTCTCTGTCAATATCCAGGGCAAGAACCCATCCGTCTGCATTTGGTATGTGGTCAGACTTACCGCCAGCAACGTGCCGAGCGTCGGCAATCCAGCCGTCACTATCACGCAGTCTCTGTGGGAAGCAGTCGTCCAGTTGCTCACGAAATTGAACTCCAGCCTTGCATAGTCTTACTTTCATGCCAGTAGTGCAGCAACTTCCTCAGCGTTTAGGCCGAGTTTTTCTAGAACTTCCTGCTTCTTGGCTTCAAGTGCTGCCTTAGCAGCATCTTCTTCAGCCTTCTTCTCGGCTGCTAGTTCAGCCTGATAGGCGAGTTCTGCAACCTCGGCATCGGTCAATTCAATAATTGTTTCCTCACCTGTTTCGCAGTTGATTTCGATTCGTGTTGGGTTAGGCATTTTTTACTCCGTATAGGTAGAAGGTGGAATGTTCTAGAAATAGTGTCCCATTAAAAGGTGACAACGCAATTGTGGTGATTGCTGCCTGTGTTGCAGGATTCCACAAATACGCGTTGAGCGCGGCTATTGCTGTTGTGGCGTTGTTTTCTGATACTCCATCTGCGCTTGCGCTCTTTGCGGCTGTGGTAGATGTGTAGTTAGGAATATAGTATTCACCATTACCAAAGGTTGAAGAAGTCGTGCTGTTGCCGTTGCCCATTCCTGAATAGGGCGCGTTTGTTCCTGATTGGGATTGGCTAAACGCAGTCGCTCCGTTGCCTTTTAATGCCCTTGTGCTGTACACGCTCGCAGTTGAGCCGTTAAGAATCATCTTAATATCATCGCCTTCACCTGATAAATTGCTGCGTGATGAATATTTGATTACTAAATCCGTGTAAGTGGCAGGGATTGAACTGAAAGTGACTGTGCCTGTTCCACCAGCCCCAACAGTAGAAGAAGCGATTAACTCAAATGTATTTGGCATTATGCGCTCGCAATTCCGTATAATGTAAGAACTGTGCCTGAATTAAAAGTGCCTGAGTCCAAGCCAAGTTGTAATGTGTTGATTGCAGAAGTTGAACGCCATAGACCTACCTGCGCGTTCGCTTCTTTTGCTGCATCTGTGCGTTGGGTTAAGACTGTTTTATATGTTGTGGTGTTGGCATAGTTATTGATGTTGGTGCGAATGATGCTGTTTCCAGTACCGATTGTTCCCCATCCGTCAATATAGAGTTTATTGACATTTGATGCTCTTTCGCTATCTGTGGTGGATAAAAACCCTGAAACCCAAGTCCAAGAGTAATTTGTGCCAGTATCTACTGAGCCGTTGCCTAGCCTGTACCAAATGTCCGCTGCGCTTGAGACTCCGTTAATTGAGCCAATAAGAATAAGGTCTGTGTAAGTGCTAGGAATTGAAGTAAAGGTATAGTTTGATACACCTGATAGCGTAGTCGTTGCAATCGGGGTATAGGTTGAACCTGCTGCCATGATTTACCCCTTAATTCCGTATAGCGCGAATGATGAATACTGTGCAAGGTCTCCTGCGCTGTTTGGGTATAGCTTGATTCGGTCAATTGCCGAAGTGCTAAACCATGCGCCCGAGTTAAGACCCACAAAGTAATCGCCAGAAGAATAGGAATTTACTTCTGAACCTGTAATGATTCTGACCGTTTTATTCTTTGAAGTGTTGGCATAGTCAAGAATGTCAATAACTGCTACGCCAAATGCGCTAGCAAGGCTTGAGTTTTGAACTGAAGAAATAGCCTGAATGTAATTAAGGCTAGGACCTGGACTATAACCAAAAGCTGAAACGCCATCGCCGCCGAGTGAGTGCCAGTTATAATTATTGCCTGTGTCAATAGTGCTGTTTCCGACTTGCATATTTACGCGCACCGAAGTCGAGGTGTTACGCGAAAAGCATCGAATTTGCAAATGTTTGTAAGTTGATGGAATTGAAGTAAATTCTACATTTGCAGACCCACCTGAACCGACTGTGACTGTGGCAATAGACTCATAGGAGTTGGTTACTCGCGGATAATTCTGCGATGCCATTATGCCGATAATTGGCGTCATTATGCAAGGTCACCCAAAACTGTAAATGTGTTTGATGCAGTGCAGATAATTGTGGCCGCTGAGTATTGAGCGCGTAACTTAGGAGCGCTTGCACTTGCTCCAGTTGAAGTAATGGTAACGCCTGCCCCTTGCGCTAGTGTGACCTGACCCACTCCGATTTGCTGAATGTGAATCTGATTTCCTGCAGCAAAAATTGAAGGTGGAATAGTAAGAGTAATTGCTGAAGCATTGGAAAGTGTTACCAACTTGCCTAAGTCTGCCGCTACGAGTGTGTAAGTAGTGCCAGTCTGCGCATTGAAAGATAGCGTGGTGTCATCTTGCTCAGTCCAGGTAAAGTCTAAGTCTGTGCCTGAAGCCTTTGAAAGCACTTGGCCAGTAGTGCCACCTTTAAGGTCCACAAAAGAAGTATCGATAGAAGAGCCCAAAGTGCGAATGGCGGCAGCGCCATCTTTTACCAAGTCGGTATCGTCGGGGGTTTCCCAGTTAAAGTTAGTAGTCGTTGCCATTGTGTCTCCTTATCAGGCTACTATTGTAGCGTCTATCCATTCCAAAGTGTTGCTAAGCGTATTCCAGGTTTCGGCTGCGCTCACGTCATTCCAGCGAACTGACTGAAGTGAAAACGCAGTAGGGGAAACGTTAAGGGTTAGGTCCAGGCGGTTAAAGCCTGCCCTAAATGTCCAGCCTTCTACAAAGCCTTGAAAACGACCATTGACCATATTTAGGGGCAGGTCTGTAATATCTAGTGGCTGGCCCATAAAGACGTTTAAAAGATGGTCGCGGTCTGAGTCGTCTATTTCAGGGTTTGCTAATGAGAAAGTAATTGACTCGAAAACGTCTTGAGGAAAGGCTCGGATACCTAGATAGAATTCTGCCTGTGCTAAAGCGTCTGCCTGGTTTTCTAGGCTGGTTTGGATTACTTCAGCCTGTGGGCCGTAGAGCGCTACAGATTCAGCGCTGGTCGCAGATTCCTGGGCATTGGCCTTATATTCAATAGTGACGGTGTTGCGTAGGTCACCTGTGCGTCTGATGGTCCTAATGCCACGGGCTAGGGCATGGTTACCTGAAAGCAAGACGTAACCATTTGCGGCTAGGTATTGGCTGCGATGGGTCGAGTCTGCGTAACCTATGCGGCCTTGTGCGTCTTCGTAAAGATAGCCTAAACCTGAAGTGGCAAGGTTTGAAACCAAAGAGTACATGTTTGTAACTGAGGCTGAGCGGGCAGTTAGTTCGTAGTTACCTGGTTGGTCAATCGAGCCCAAGCCTGAGTTTTCAGCATTGGCCCAAGTGGTCGTAGCGTTATACGTTGCCCACGTCGTAGCGGCCGGGACTTCATTCCAAGTATTGAATAAAGCCTCGCTTAAAATAGTGTAGATTTGGTCGCCGTCAAAGTCTTTTGACAATACGCCTTCAGTAAGAGTTTTAGTCAATTTGGCCAAAGCGCCTAGCGCTGTGACGCGAATGATTTCGTTAATGCCACCTGTGCCTGTAGAGATTACTTCTACTTGCAGGTCTGTAACTGTCCCACCAAATAAGTTTACAAATGTGCCAGTGGAATCTTTAACCTGAATACTAACCGCGTCATTCAAGTCAATAACGATTGGAGTTTGGTCTAGGTTAATGATTTCTACTGAGCAGTAACCTGCTCTTGGCTGTTGGTAAATATCCGTGCGGCCTGAAGTAATAGTTAAATTGCTTAGGGCTAGGTTTGTATAGTTACCGCCGCCATTGATAGTTAGATTCCATTCGGGAGTCCACTGTGTCATAGAATCAGAGCCTCAGCGCCTAGAGCGCCACGTCCATAAGAGCGATTGAGTACGTCCACCACTGTGCGGGCTACGCCTTCAGGGTCGCCTGCCACGCCTATGTTAATAGTAGGTGCAACTGTAACCATGCCACTAAGCGGGTTGTAAGGCGTTAGAGAAGCCTTGCCAGTCAAAGGGTTATAGTTCATCGTCGGGGACGCGTAACCCATGCCTGCGGTGCTTGCAACGCTTGAGGATGCGCTTGCAGCACTTGACGCGGCTGCGGCTGCTCCGCTTGAAGATGGTGAAGAAATTGCAGGGACATTCAAAGATGGAATAGAAGCAGTTGAACTACTTGTGCCTGACACTTTAGGGACTGTGACCTGTGGCACACTGCCAGTATTAATCGTTGGAATGTTGGGCAATAGTGGAATTTTGTTATACGCCTGGATAAGTAGGTTTACGCCTTTAATGGCAGTCTCCACCACGTCGGTAATGAATCCCGCTACCTTGCCGATAATAGTTAAGACTCCGCCAGCGATTTCGCCTACTACCTTGAGCGCTCCGCCGAGAACCTTACCAATAACGGGCGCAACATAATCTGCAATTAATTGCCCAAATCTCAGAAATTCGTCTGCGTTATTGCTAATCGCTTCTTTAACTTCTCTGAATAAATAGACTAAGCCTTCCCAAATAGGCAAGAAGATTCTTCTAAGGTTTTCGCCAACTGTGCGTATATAAAAACCTAAATTGCCTTGTTTGTCTGAAAAGGCTGTTGAAAGTTTTTCGACCAATGGAATTACGTTCTTGCTAAAGAATGTTGCTAATTCAAGCACGATTGGCAGTAAAGCCTGGCCTATAGTAGTTTTAGCGTTTTCTAGTTGCGCAGTTAAAATTCTTGTTTGGTTGGCTAACCCGCCTGAAGTTCTAGCGAAGTCTCCTTGAGCCGCAGTGGTCTGTTCAAAGATTACCTTTTGGGCTGCCAAAACCTTTTGCTGAGGCGTGAGCGCGTTTTTGGTAGTGCTAATTATGCCCAGTTCTAAAGCAGCGCTTTTAAGAGTAGCGTCATTGAGCAAAACGCCATAGGCGCGCAGCGGTTCAGATTCTCCACGCAAGGCTGAGCCGATGGCATTAATCGCCTGCTCAGGTGCTC